CTGTAAATTATATATTAAAAATATAAACTGCTTGAAACTATAGAAAGCTATTTACAAACTATTTGATCTGTGAATTGACTTTATGTGCAGAGTTTATTTGCAAGTATCTGTACTAGAGTGTATTTTTGTGTGTTTTTTAATCAATTTTTACCTTGTTTTAGACCGCACCTTACCTGCTCCATCTTCACGAAATCTCTTTCGTAAAAACCCAACAAACCCTTATGGAATAAGGGTTACACACACCACCCCTATACAGTAAACATAAGAGATAACATAGAGGAAACAAAAGAAACAGTAGGGGATAATGAGAGATGGTTGAGAAATGATTGTGGAGGGATGGTGGATTCGTCAACTTAAATTTCTATTTACTTTTGTTTTTTTAACTTTTTGCCGATTTTCCTTGATTCTATAAGGGTTGTAGAGCATACTAGTATCACTATGAAAGTCGTAATTTATGTATTCGGGATCGTTTTCGCGGTCATTTTAGCCCCCGTAGCGGGGCTAGCAATAGGTTTTGTGACCTTTTTTACTTGCTTTATTGCCTTTATCGAGGGCGTTCACAGCAGTATGATGAAGAATTTGTTTGGCGAAATCCAAGAAGAGGAGGCCCAATCAGACAACATTTGGGAAAAACATATTAACAGGATCAAAGTCAATAAAAATGAAGACGAAAAATAAGAAGGAGTAAATCGCTTCTTTAATTTTTCACTTACCTAATTCCAGCTTTAATTCTTTTACTTTAGTCAGAGCGTGTTGTTACTATTTACTCAGGATTTATCCGTAGAACCTGTTCTCTTCTTATCGTAAGGAATCATTACATTTATTATGCAGTGACTTGATGTGTTAGTTTTGTTTATAGTGAAACAACTCACTCGATCACTATCTATTACACATAATATTTTGCCTGTGAATAAATATTTGCCAAATAATGGATTTGCCTGTGAATTAATTTCGGCCAAATAACACATTCGTCTGTGAAAGCTTTTGGGCCAAATAATATGATTTGCCTGTGAATGATTTCGCGCCAAATAATAAACAATTGAAATAGATCCATTTCGCGCCGATATTTAATCTTTCGTTTGTTTTCAATTGATTCCAGAGATTCTCATTTGTTTTCATTCGTTTAGATTAATTATTTTTTATGTGAAAAAATGTTGACGGGTACGTTCTAAGATATTACTCTGTTGCCCACATGAGTAACGAAGCACAAATGAAACGCCGTGGTCGTCCAGCAGGATCGACCTCCTTTGTAAGAGTGAACATCTCCGACCTCCTTAATGCGGTTGGAATGAACTCACGAATCGTGGTGAGTAAAAAATGGTTGGAAGAAATTGGCTTGACAGTCGAAACTCCAGTCGCCACACTCTCCCCGATCCGCGAGGTAGTCGAGGAACAGCCCAAGATTGAGTTCGTCCTTACTCCAGCTAACTAACCTAAACACATAAAACAAAATGTTCGAATCACTAATTGGCCAAAATCACATCAAGAAGCAACTCTCTTTCTATCTTGATGCTCACAAGGCAACTAACATCACCCCCTTCCTTATGTTCAATGGAGCAAAGGGTTTGGGCAAGACAGAGTTCTCCAAAGCTTTCGCCAAGGAGTTGAATAAACCATTGCTTGAGATTAATTGCTCCACCATTAAGAACAGCGAGCAGTTCTTTGAGCAGATCTTCATGCCCATCATCATGGATAGTGACATCACCGTTCTGTTTGACGAGGCCCACGCGCTACCGAAAGAATTGGTTATGTCGTTCCTTACTATCTTCAATGTAGAAGGGGTGAGTAGGAAACACTTTCAATGGCGCGAAAATAACTTTGAGTTTAACTTTGAGCGCCAGAGTTTCATCTTTGCCACTACAGAGCCAGATAAACTGTTTGCGCCGTTTAAAGATCGCCTGACTATTATTGATTTTAAACCATATCAATCTTCAGAGCTTGCCGATATCCTTACCAAGCGTTTGGACTGGGTTACTTTCCAAGATGATGTAATCAAAGATATTAGTTTCACCCTTCGTGGTAATGCTCGCTCCGCAGTTAAACGCGCAAAAGAAATTGAGATGTATTGCGAATCTAATAACGTAGCAACCTTTGGTCGCAAAGACTGGGATAAGCTCCGCGATGTTCTGGATATCAAGGCTTATGGTCTTACCAATACGGAAGTGGAGATTCTCAACACCCTCAAGAGTCGTGGAGATTGCACGTTGGCAATGCTATCTGCTTCTACTGGACTATCAAGGACAAGTATCCAACGAGATGCAGAGATTAATCTTTTGCGCCTTGGATTCTTAAAGATCGACGGTGCTAGAAAAATCACTGACACTGGCATCCGCGCACTCACAAAAATCTAATCATATGAATAAATATATTGTTTCAAATAATGGTCTTGGAATCGCAGTAGGGGTAACTGGACCAACAGCAACAGAAGACGCAGTTCTAGCAGAAAATATTTATGGATGTAATACCTCTGATCATTTGTTTGGTAGTCTTATCTACATGCCTAGTGTCAATCAGTTTCGAAAGTTCTTGATTCTAAAAGAATACTTTCAAGTGTGGGATAAACACTGGGCGGCAAATAAAGAATACAACGATCACCTGCCGATTCCTCCTAATGTATATAAGTTTACTAAGGAGGCAATTAAACAAGCAAAAGAAATTATAAGTTCTAGTGTTCGCTATGAGAATTTCATGAGCCAGATTAGTTCGCGCAATAATGAGTATCAAATGGGCGGATATCAAGATGAGATTTGTGAAGAATAATTGTTGACACGCCCCTATCTAAATATTACCCTACCCACATGCAAATACTAATTGACCCCAAGAAGATCACCAACTTCACCCGCACCCAAGCTGAACTCCAATCATTCTTTTTGTTTGGTTTGTTCTGCGCTGGAAAGAATAGTGACTATGCTGCCAAGTGTCTCGCCAAATTACTTCATAACAACGAAGGAGAAACTCCATTTGAAGTGTTGAAGAACTTGGGCGAAACTGGAATCCACAATGCTCTGGTTGCATCTCGGATTGGTCAGTATACTCGTCTCACTAAAGCAATCATGGATGCTGTCTATCTCGATCTCTCGACCTGCACCTTGGAAGAACTCATGAGCGTTCATGGCGTTGGTCAGAAGACCGCACGTTTCTTTTTGCTTCATACCCGTTCCAATTGTAAGGTTGCCGTTCTTGATACTCATATCCTCAAATGGTTGCGAGACAATGGAGTCGATGCGCCACAAGTCACCCCGACAAGTGTTAAGCAATACAAAGCATTGGAAGAGAAGTTTCTGTTCCTTGCGGGTATTAACTTCCCATTCATGAGCATTGCTGATGTTGATCTCACCCTGTGGATGAAATACTCTGGACGTTTGGAGAATGATGCAGTGGAACCTCAGATGTTTGCCGAATAACTTATATATTGACAAATAAGATAATCAATGTATAGTATATAAGACATAGGGCGCGGCTTTAGTATAAAGTATAAGTGATTAAATAATTTTTGGGTCGTTAGTTAAATGGATATAACAAGAAACTTCTAATTTTTAGTTGATGGTTCGATTCCATCACGACCTACCAAAAACGCCTGTGAATTCACAGAGCCTTAATAATGCCTGTGAATGAATAGCCTGTAAATAAATAAACCCCCAAATAAAGGGAGTATACATAACCCACTGATAATCAAAGACTTATGAATCTCTGTAAGTCACTGATAATGAAGGAGTTATGACGACGCGCCCCCCTCGCCCCCATAACTCGCTGATTTACAACGAGTTACGAGGATTTAAACCCTACCACCAAGAATCATAGGCAACCTGAAGACCATTGTCCAGATGCCTCCTTGCTTCAGCGACAAAGCCAAGATCATCTAACAGATACCTATCATCTGATGCGGTAGAGCGACCGAAAAACAAACCGCTGGTTTCTGGCAGTTGAGAATCTAGCAGATCCTTTTCTAGTAGGTCGAGATCCTCAAGCGTCAACTCCAACGGAACGCAGTTGAAGTCTTGTGCGTCTTCATGCTTGTTAGGGCAACCCTTGGAACGCCAAAGATTTTCCATCCAACCATGCAGCGCGTTATGTTTACGCCAGTAGCTGAATTCATTCACTTCCCCAGTCTTGGGGTCTCTGGTTTTTGCGTATTGATCTAGTCCCATATTTTTGTTTGTTAGATTCTTGTTCCTTTGAATTCAGGGATCAAAGCGATCACCTTGCCGCCAATGATAGTTACATACTTGGCCTTGTCAACAGGTTTGTCGTAGTAGTTAGAGATTACAAAGTTCGGTCCCTTGTAAGGATTGTAAGAAATTTCGTCACGATAGACAAAAGACTTGGGGATGAAAGGGAAACGCTCGCCCAAGATGAACGCATGAACATTTTTACGCTTTTCTTTCAAGACTCTTTGCCGCCCTGCTTCGCTCACCTTGAACGTTGCATTGCGGAGAAAGATTTCTTTTGTGTATTCAACGACCTTCCAAGATCCGTTCACCTTTTCTTGAACAGAAAAGAGTTTCTTGTGGAAGTTGTAGTAGATTCTGACTTTCATGTTTTTAGTTAGTAGTGAATGATTGACTCCATCCAGTTGGTTCGCAGCGATAGAGTCGCACAACGTCGCCCTTCCTGCAACCCAATTTTACATAGTCTCCCACGGAAAGGGAAGGAATAGGAGTGACTTTGAACTGCTCATGTTCACGACCAGAACCGTGATTGCAAAGAGCGAAGATTCTTTCTAACAAGAAATCATCTGCCTCGTCTTCATCATGTTCAACTGATGCCATGAATGACACGCACCCGTTAGGGCGAGCGATGCGATACTCAGGAGTGGCGGCGTAAGTGGACTGGTATTCGAATAGCGTTTGCATGGGCGTATGATACCACCCCAGCAGAGAACGTCAACGCTTTTTTATTCTTTTTTATTCTTTTCGTAACTCATTGATTATAAGAGACTTGCGGCGGCGGGGCCGCCCCGCGCCCGTAACTCGTTGATAATCAACGACTTGCGTATCTGTTAGATTCTAACGCATTTCAACCACTCCCCTTTCGGGGAGTGGTTGCATGATGTCACTCAAGGCTTTTTGTTAGATGAGCTTGCATCTTTACTGCTAGATCGGTTAGGTCATCGAGCGTATACCCTAACTGATCTCCGACAATTCCATCGTCAACGGGGAAGAGTCGAAGGGATTGAATCTTGCCGTCATCATGCGTGGCATCGGCAAGGAAGAATCCCATCTCATCTGTCTCAATTATCTGGCGAAAAATTTTCATCGTTTTCTGTGGGTCATCATTACTAACACAAGGAAGCAGAGGACATTTAAAATGAATTTTAAATCACTCATGCTGGTTCTAACACAAAGCCCGTTGCATCTTTTTTGGCGAGTCCTTTTTCTTTCAACCCGATAATCTTACCCGATCCATCCAAGAAACGCAAGTCCGTTTCGTCGCCGTCGATCACTTCGTGGCCGTAGTATGTAGCAGGAAGAGACTTGCGGAAAACCATTGCGACGTTTCCGCCAGAGCGCAGGAAAGCCAAAGCAAGCGCACCGTTAGTTTCCGATCTTGAAAACGTGAGGTGATAATTTTTTGGCATTTCACCATTGACAAATTTAGTCATGCGTTCTGGTGACTTGCAATAGTCATAGAATTGCACGTTAGGGAATGCTTCCATGACACTTTGCCCATTAAATTTAATTTTTTCCCACGGCAAATCCGAAGTGAGATTTAAACGAAAGCAAGGGATCATGTTTTTACGGGCAGCTGACTTGATAGATTTTGCAACCTCGGCCCAAAGTTCTGCTAGAAAACCCTGCTTATCTTTAAAGAAGAAAAGCGTTTTTTTGATTCGTGCGCGTTGAACGGAAGTCATTGCACCGCGCCCCGCAGTGTTGAGACAAGCCCAACGGCAACCCGCACTTGACGAGTCGCAGACATTGAAACCTGATAGAGAGGCTGGGGCCAAGTGAATGCCGTAGGTTGTGAAGCCTTTTTTTTCACCCTTGCGGGTCTTGCTATTTCCAGAGTTGAGGAGTGACATGGCCAAATCTTAGCGTTTGAAGCGGACCTTGCAAGCTCTTTTTAATGATTTTTATTTATTTATTTTGCTTGACAGCAGCGCCTAACATATTTCTAACAGTTGTCGTAAGTCGCTCATTATCAACGACTTATGGCTGCGCCCCCGCCCCGCGCCCGTAACTCGTTGATACTCAACGAGTTATGACTTACGTTAGACTCTAACAAAAAGCCCCCATCCTTTCGGATAGGGGCTGTTAGTGTTAGGTGTTACGCTCCCGCAACGATCAGCGTTTCCATTTCCTCGCCAGCATCGGCAAGATCAATGACGCTTTCAATTGTTGGGCGATGTCCCGCGATACGGTCAAAAATGCTTTGCGCGGTCATCGTGCGGAAAGGCAACTTGGAAAGATCGCCACCCTTGAGATTTTCGGTCACAGAGTTGTAGAGCGTCCAGAGGGAACCACCTTTGAATTCTTCATGGCGCGGATTGCGGAATTCCTGCACGGCGTTGTAGATTTCACGCGCAGGGAATGCTTTGGAATCCACAAGGTCGATCAGAAGATCAGCGGCGCGGTCACGGGTGATTTCGGTTTGCTTGTAGCTTTCAATCCGATTGCCCATGTCATTCCAATGAGAGACGACACGCCCAACAGCATCGGCAAGGACACGGGGAAGGTCCGTCATGATGTTCGTGGTGTGACGACGAGCCAGCTTGATATCCGAAGAGAAGCAAAGGTTTTCGCAAACCATCATGCGATTGCCAACGCAAATCGAAGCGGCAAAGGATTTGTCGTGAGCGTTCCGAAGACCTAACACGATTTGACGATCCGCGCCCGTGATGTCAAGACCAGAGAGGGCGAAGCCGCCGAAGTAGCGTTGACCACCGCGAGCAAGCGAATGCTCTTCTTGAGAGATGGAAAGACCAGCGCGGCCAATAGCTTCACGGGTAAGCTCGACAAGGCCGAAGTGAGGGATTGGCTGAAACGATTCGGTTTTTTCAGGGGTGAAAACGGAAGCGAGTTGTTCTGCGTTGACTTTGTTTTTTGCAATGATAAGTGACATATTGTTTTTCAGTTTGGGGTTGGGGTTGTGTGCCATCAGCGGCAACAGGGATAGAATATCACACCCAGCGGACTTGTCCACATCTTTTTCATTGTTTTTCGTTTTTTATTTTTTGGGGTATTTTGATTTAGTTCTTGACAAGCCAGCCCTAACAGATGTTCGTTAGATACATAAGTCGTTGATTATCAACGACTTATGGCGGCGGGGCGGGGCCGCGCCCGTAACTCGTTGATTCTTAGCGAGTTAGGCAAGGGGAGAACCGAAACTCCCCTTGCCCTTACCCACACCATGTCAACTAGAAATCTTTTGTTTTTTGGCTTTCAATGTAAGCATCAGCCATTTCAGCCATGCGAGTCAATTCGATAACCGCATCTTCGTGTGTGTTAGGGTTTTGGATCAGTCTCAGCAAGATTGGGAGAACGTTAGACCAAGTAGGAGTGCAATCAATTGTTTTCATAACGGGATTATGTTAGCGTTTTTTGTGTCAGTGTCAAGCGGGAATGAAGCGTCTTGCTGGAATCTTTAATTGAGCGCAATACTTTTTCCAATTCTTACCGTGGAAATCATTTCGTCCGTTTACTTTCAATGTGCCGCCCTTTTCCTTTGCATCTAACGCATGGGCCATTTCGTGAAGCAGAACCTCGCGGAACAAAGTAAAACTCTTTAAGCAAGTAACAGACAAAACAATTTCATTCTTCTGGACGAAGTAGTAGCCCAAAGTCCTAGACATTTGCTTGAAAGAATGCTTTACGTTAGAGATTCCGTGCTGCTTAAGAGTGGCGCGAATGTAAAGATCAACTTCTTGTGTAGTTAACATTAAAGCTCTTTCATGTAAGAAGGTTTCAATTCTTCAGCTCTCATTTCAAAAAGCCAATTCAGTGTTTCAATATCGCGCAAAGCATCGAAAGGATCGCGCTCTTTAAGTTCTTTGATTCTTTGTTTCAACCAATAGCTTGAGCAAGGATCGAGTTCGATAGATTCGGCGGTGCGTTCAAATGATTTCATGTGAAGAAGGATTGATTATTTTGACGAGGTAGTCAACTACTTTCTGCGGCGGATCATTACTAGAGCAAGGGTGACTCCCACAACGATTGCCCATGCGATAAGATACATGATTTTTATGGATTGTTAGAACGAGATGTTTCATTTGTTTTCTGATAGAAAGATTAGGAAGTCTTCAGCCAAACCATTGATTAATTCTTCCACAAAGAACAAAGGGTCATCCATTGGGTGAAGGTCTTTGGTTAGAGACTCCCAAGGTTTGACTAGATCTCTATCGGAAGATTCCTCATCAATCATTGCCAAGCAAAGGCGTTCGGCAGACCAATCTTGTGGCCAAGATGAAAGGAAGTGGCTTGCAGCCTTAAGATAGGCGGCAGATTCTAATGGATTACGAAGATCCAATCCAGCGGAGAAGTCTGTGTTCACTTTGATAATGGCGGGTGGTGGTGGTAGTGTATTCATACGGGGAAAGTGTGGGGGCTTTCGCCCCCTTTGTCAATTTTATTCTTCGTCAAGGTCAATGCCGTCGCAATCAACCCAAAAAGATCCTTCAATGTAAGAGCTTTCAATGGGCAGGTTGGTATCGTCATCTTCAGCAATAGAAATCGCGCCTTCCAATGATTCAGCTTCGATTTCCAAGTGTCCATAGACTTCCCAAACGCAGGGAATTTTATATATTTTCATATGTGGAGAGTTAGCGTGTTTGATAGATGTGAGCTTTCGCTTGGCGAAACATAGCCTCCTCGGTTTGCTTTGTCAACCAGCTTTTTTGTTCAAAGATTGATGCGCCGTATTTGGGGGCAGGAAGTGGGTTGAGATAGTAGTAGATTTTCTTTAGTAGTTTCATGGCGAGGAGAGAATGACAGAGAACAATGACCCTTGCAAGATCTTTTTTGGATATTTATTTCTACTGTCCTGTGATTTTTTTCTTGACAAATAGCCTGTAATTCATCTGCAATTAAATAGGCTGTAAATAGATAAGTCCTTAATACTGAGTCAGTAACAGAAATCTAACAGAAGGGGCCGTTTTCATAAGTGACTGATTATCAACGACTTATGGCGGCAGAGCGGGGCCGCGCCCGTAACTCGTTGAAAACCAACGACTTATGACTTCTGTTAGATACCAGCCCAAAAGAACCCCACCCTTTCGGGTGGGGCTGTTAGTTGTTAGGCTTTCACAAACTCGGCTTTGATTTCGCCGCACTTGAATGTTAGAACCCCTTCCTTGTGAGCGCAAGCCCATTGACCGCCCTTCTTTGTTAGAATGTTAGAGGCGTTGCGGTTGACGAACGAGATATAACCCAATCCCTCGACTCGGTTAGTTCCGCCAGCCAAGAGGCGACGATATTTATCTTTGCCATTGATGGTCCTAACGGAACCGTCTTTTTTGGTAAAGGTGACGGAAAAGAATTTTCCTTTGGTTTCGGCAATCAGTTGGTCTAGTGTTTTGTTCACGGTTTGTTTTGGTTTATGGTTCAGGAGAGAATCGTTTTCGTCTATCAGCTTTTTGCAATAGGCTCGGTATCTAGCAGCATTCCGCTTTGCAACTCGGATTTCATCTTGTATAAGAAAAAAGATGGCAGAGAACAAAAGCAACGCGACGATTGACATAATGATGGTTGTGGTATTCATTTTTTTTTCTGGTTTATTTGATGAGAGTAACGCGACCCTTTGCGCGAGCGTAGCGGATTGAATTCGCAGCGTCTAACCGATCCATTTGAATCGCGCCACTTGGAGTATTGATGAAGCAAGCGGTGCGCGAGGTAGCAAGGCGAACTTCGCGGAAGGAGTTTGAGAGGGAGTAGACTTTGGTTTGCATGGCAGGGAAAGAGTAAGGAATTTTTAGAGGTTAGGCAAGAACTATTTACAGGAAAAGACCGTTAAGTTTTTTCGTTGCTGCGTATTGGGTTTTAGAAACAAACTCATAACGGATGTCGGAATCTGTCGGGTGAGTAGCGACGACCAAAAAGTCAACGTTGTATTTTCCCACTCTTTTCGTGATTTCAAAATTGAATTTGCGGTTTTGGGTGATTCCTTTTTTGATTAATGTGTTGATCATGGCAGGGAAAGAGTAACCCACCGCCGACCTTTCGACAAGGTTTTTCTTTATTAAAATGATTTTTATTTTTCTTATTATTTTGCTTGACAGGGGCATCTAACAACAGTCTAACAACCTGCATAACTCACTGATTATCAACGACTTATGGCTGCGCCCCCGCCCCCCGCCCGTAACTCGTTGATATTCAACGAGTTACGAATGTCAATCAATATCCCACAGGCTCATGCCTTTTTCGTTAGCTAACTTTTCGTAATGGTCAGAGGAGGCATCCGCTGGGTCAGCATGATTCCAGTATCCAAACCACTCATCTTCTTGACCGTCAAGCTTTAAACGAGCTTTTGTGTCAAAAATTTTGCGGTTGCCTTCGCAGTAGGAGCAGCTCCCATGATTGCGGCAAGAGCAATCAAATGCTTTTGATCCGCGATAGGGCTTGCGTTTTTCTTTTTTGTGGATGATTGCTTTTTCTAGACTCATGATAAGAAAGTGTATAGCGGGGGGGGACGCCTATGCAAGCTCAAAGGTCACAGAAGTAGTGGATTTGCTTGCCGTCGCGCCACATGGTGAAACCCTCAACCCCGATACTCTCACACCCGCCAGAGGCGGCAGAGGCATCGTAGGCGCGGCAAACAGCCAGACGATAAGCCTCCTTGGGCGAGGAGTGGATGGCAACCCCGACACGCACGGCGCGGGGAACGACAAGGTAGTATCTAATGGTATACATAATCAGTGGGCGTAGGAACGAGGACCATCCTCATAGTAAAAATCTTCAGGGCGCGGATCGGGCGTGGACGCGATAGCCTCGTCGGCCATCGACTCCATGACGGAAATGTATTCTTCAAACTCAGTGGAATCGGCTGGGAAGGGGAGCAAGCTCATGCCCAGAGAATAGGTGGAATCTCACCCAATGACAAGATCTTTTTTCATCTTTTATTTATTTTTTTTCTTACTTTATTGCTTGACACGGCGATCTAACACGTTTCTAACGTTTTCATAAGTGACTGATTATCAATGACTTACAGCGGCGGGGCGGGGCCGCGCTCGTAACTCGTTAAGTATCAACGACTTACAACTTCGGTTAGATTCTAACTAAAAAGGAACCCACCCTTTCGGGTGGGCTGTTAGGGTTCAGAAGTCGCCGCAGCACCCTTCCATGCCGTATTCTGACTGGTCCTCCCAGTAGGAATCGAGGTAACGGTCTTCAGGCTCCTCGCGGTCTTCGTGGCACTCTTCCCAATCCTTGTCAAGATGGGAATCGTCGGGGGCATCGTCAGGCTCGGGATCGGGCGCGGACGCATTGGCCTCGTCGGCCATCGCGTTCATGACGCTGGTGTATTCTTCGAACTCGGCGGAATCAGCAGGGAATGGGAGCGAACTCATGGGCAGAGAGTAACCAGAAAACCGACCAATGACAAGATCTTTTTTGTGTTTTCTTTGATTATTTTTTTTGAGAAAAGACTTGACAAGACGAACTAACAGCAGCCTAACAGTTGTCGTAACTCATTCATTATCAATGACTTATGGCGGCGGGGCGGGGCTGCGCCCGTAACTCGTTGATATTCAACGACTTATGAGATTGAATTTTGCGCTTGACATTTGCCCCGCCTCCCAACCACGGGAGGCGAGGACTTACCATGTCCACCAGTTAGAAAGTTAGAGCCTTTTCTTGCCATGCTCAGGGCGTTCCGTTAGACTACCAAGTCGATTCCTGCAAGGTGCAAGTTGCGATACTTGGCAACGCCAGAGTCATCAATGTCCTTTGCGAAGACAGTGACAAAACGCTTTCCAGTCTTGGCGGCAAAGTCAACATTTTCGACCGATTCAATCTTGAAGACGCGAACGCCGCTCTTAGTCACCTTGGACTTTTCAGCGAAGTATCTAACGGTCTTGCCAACGAGTTCGGAAGCGATTTTTGCGGATGGGGTGTTATATTCTAGGGTCATGGTCATTTTTGGTTACGAGGTGAGTATAAAGGGTTTTTGGGGGTTGGTCAACTTATTTTTGAGTATTCGCGGCGATTTTTACCAGATTGTGGACCGCACTTCTGTTTCTCGTTCAAGGTGGATCTTTCTAACAAAATCCAATGCTTCTATCGCGGCTTCTGCGTCCCCTTCTTGAACTTCATCATAATCTAACACTTTTTGGATGTCTTCGTCCGAATAACATTCGACAATGAAATCCCAACCTCCATCGTTGTAGTGTTCAATCGCGTGGTTTCTAACTGCTTCGGTATTTTTCATGGTGTATTGATTTTAGGGGTTAGGCAAGAGGTTTTTTGTTTATTTCAAAGAAGTTCTAGATCATACATGGAAACTTCCATTTCCTCGCCATCTTTAAAGCAGACCCAAGCAGTCGTGCCGAAGTGTTCAAGGATCATGACCGATTGGCCGTTGAAGATTGCGAAGTCGTGTAATGAGGTGTTGTTTGTCATGCCCAAAGTATAGGGGAAACCGACCCGCTCCACAAGAACTTTCTGCATAAAAAACGATTTATTTTCGCTTTTTATTTCACATCTTTCTTCGCTTTTCTCTTGACGCATTCATCTAACAGCCCTCTAACACATGCTGTAGTCGCCTATGTAACTCGCTTATTATCAACGACTTATGGCGGCGGCGCGGGGCCGCGCCCGTAACTCGTTGAGTATCAACGACTTATGAAGGGAGCCTTTTATCGCCATGCTCAGGGCTTGATCTGTTAGGCGGGGAAGCCCTCTTCTTCTAGCAGTTGCGCCGCAATGTCTTGCGCTACGTCTAGCAGTTCAGACATAGGGGTCGAATCGTTAGCCTCATCTATCAGCTCTTCCAACTCATCCAACCCAGCACACAGGTTGAATGTATCTGCTAGATCAGAGAGGCACACGGCCCCACCTGATAGATCTTTCACTGCCCTATTGACTAGGACGCGAGCCTTGTGGCGTGGCGCATCAATTGGATTCTTAAGGAACTCTTGGATGTTAGATATCATGGTAGGTAGTATGGGAAGAAGGGTTGAATGACAGAGTGGATACCATAGGCGACGAAGGCCCAAAAGGTAGCACACGCTACGATGGCGAAAAGGATTCTTGTTAGGTTGAAGAGGAGGATTTTCATGTTAGTAGGTTGTGCTGTTAGTAAGCATGAAGTAGAGAGTTGTTAGGGCATACCCCGCGATGACGGGGCAGACGATGAAGGTTATGAAGTATACGCAGTAGCAGGTAATTTGTTCTGTTAGTTCTTTCATGGTGTTAGGATGTTAGGATTAGATAGCGGCAAAGAATTTGTTATTCGCTTGAACGATTCCATCATTGCTGATAGACAAGATGGGGTGCTGTGTCCATGCTGGCAAGTCAGACTCACGGAACAAGGCCATGCCGTAAGCGTTACGAGCGACGACAAAGGTCTGACCTTCTTTGATCAATCCGAAATTTTTGATTGCTTTGACTTTCCAGCGGCGTTCATCGCGGGTGCGATACTCGGAAGGGGCGGTGGTGGTGGTGTTGGACATGGCGAAATTATAGGGTAGGGGTGAGGATTAGGCAAGGAGTTTTTTGCTCAATTCGAAGTTTTTTTTATCTTCTTTAAGAGCGGCGATGAAAGCCTCGGCGTTTTCACCCGTGCGGGTGGCGAGAGCTTCGAAGCTAGCGGTGGCTTGAGCGAGCAAGGCGAGAGCCTCTTGAGTTTCGAGTGAGAGGAGCGTTTCCATGCCCAAAGAGTAACCCAAGGGGGAGCTTGCCGCAAGATCTTTTTTGCCTTATTTGAATCTTTTTTTTGTTGAGAAAAGGCTTGACAGGATGCGCCCCCTCCCCCCTAACAGACCCCACCCCATTACTCAAAACTTTTGTCTGTTAGATCTGTCAGAAACGGCGGGGGGACAGTTTTCTCACTTTCTCATCCCCAATTTCGACAAAAGCTCTAAACGTAAAGTAAAAAAAATACGGGACCGTATTTTGAGAAAAGGAAAAAACTAAAAATAAAAACAAGTGTAACAATAAAAGGAAAAAGGAAAAAAAATGAACTACAGCAACCTACCAGTATATATCAGAAAAGAAGACAGTTTGGACCCATTGTCTTTTGCGAATATCTATGATCCTTCTGGCATTGATAATTCGTTATATATAACAAATAAATCCACTGCCCAAAACACTTCTGTGCAGTATTTCAATAATACCTTTAGTCGAGTTTCTGGCAATGCTTTGAACTGGGAAGAACTTATTTTGCCAAAAATAAATTATACAAGCCCAGACGCTAAAATATTTTTGCCGAAGTTTAGATCTTTGATTTTTTATAATTTAGATGGTTCTAGGACAGAAGATCCAGCTATTGGTGGTGGCGCACTTTTGCCGCCATTGTATCTTTCTAATTATAATACAGGAAGCAATACTATTGATTATATTAATTATAAAACCGATGTTCTTTATTTAGCATTAAGGTGGTCAGGTATTAATGATAAATATACTTTAGATTATTGGCATGTAGATGATCCAAGCGGGCCAATTGTTAATATATTTTATGCATCTGGGACTGGTTTTAGTTCTGGTTGGAAAGACTATGCGACATCAGCTTATACAGGAGTAATATGTTCGGGATTTGGATTATCTGCGAACGAAACATTACAGGCGATTAATGACCCTACTGGATATTCTTTATATTTTACTGATGTAAATTCTTTTTCAACTTTCGCTAGAAATTCTACTTCTGGATCTGCTTCATTAACTGGCGTTTTATCCGCCAACGCTGTTAATACGGCTACTGGTTATGTTGCGCCACACACAAAATTAACACTTGGCAAGGCATATTATTATATCCCCGCCCAAAACATATCCATTGATTATCAAGCGCAAAATGACGCATTAAGGATGTTGGGTGTCAATATAGATCAAAATGATCAATTTACCAATGGCGCGGCTTTACAGGCGAAGATTTCTTTTAATTCTTATGTTAATACTGAAACATCTGGAGCATTAAATACTGTTTTAGATTCTTCGGGAGATAATTTTTACAGCATTAGATTTGGCAATAATATTTACAGCGGTTGCTATTTAAGCAATTATGATATTAGTGTAGAACCATTCAAGCCTATAGGTTTAAATGCAAGTTATATGGTTAACAATGCCCCAGTATTAAATTCAAACAAAGGCGAATATATAACAGTTACCACCCCAGCTTCTAGGAATGAATTATTATATAGTGAATCATTAACTGGCAGCAATTATATATATACAAATTTAGGTCCACCCATAGGGGACCAACCTGATCCAACTGGCGGATATAAGGCTACATTAATTTCGGGCCAAGATACAACAGTTAATTATGTTTCATATTCCGCAGATAATTCAACAGATTTAGTATGGTCTAGCATAACTGGTACAGCGGGAGCGGTTGACTTAACATATTTAAAAAGCAACAATGATTTATCTACTGGCATAGCTTTTACTGGTAGCAAAACCTTCCAAATGGATAGCACTACTTATACGGGAGTATTTATAAGCAATAATGGAATAGTTTCTTTTGATTCTGCTGATCAAGGATATTCTGATTATCAAAACCAAGAATTTCCAATCCCAGCTACTACCAAAAAATTTATCGCAGCTTACTGGAGGGATATGTTTGCTAGTGGCGGAAAGATTTGGTATAGACAAGACTTGTTAAGATTTATTATTGAATATAGTGAAGTGACCGCATTGAATGGATCACAGCCACAAACATATCAAATAAGTTTATATTTTAGTTCTGGATTAATTGATATAAAATATAAAACCATCACCGCTTCTGGAACTTTTAATCCAAATCCAAATATAGGAATCCAATGGGCCAGTAATAGATATATAAATTATGGATTAAATAATTTAAACCCTACCAAATCTTTAAGATTCACAAGGATATCGGCGGATACAGCAACAAATGCTAATTTTGTTTATAGGACTAAAATAAATCCAGTCGCAACAAGAACTTTCTCTATTCATTTGAAAAGATATGTTGGCGTTGGGAATATTAAATACACTCTTAATAGTGGAATCCTATGGACAACTATTAGCCCTCCATTGATTGAAGATTGGACAAGATACTCCTTCCCAGCAACTAATGCTTCACAACAAGTAGGAATTCAAGTGGAAACTTCTGGCGATGCTATATATGTATATGGTGGACAATTAGAGCCTTTATCATATTCTACCGATTATATCCCAACATCAGGCGTTGTTGGCTCTAGAAGCGCGTCTTCGGTTAATGTGCCATTAGACATTATTTCTCCAACAGTTTATTTAACAACTGGGTTTGCAAATACCATGATTAATGGAAACACATGTTCAATTTCTTCTACCACTGGATTTGTCAGCAACATTCAAAACTCTATTAAATATTCTGTTAATTGCGGAAGATCGCCTATTTATAATTTAGGCCAAACAAATTCTAATAACTTTATATTAGATACGGTAGAAAAACAAATGGATATTTCTTCTACTGACTTAGCATCGTTTATAAATTTCTCTGGATCGAGACTGCCATCAGATTTAAACTTAACGTTAAAAAACGCTCAAAATACTATTGGGGCGACAATCGCAATGAAATCTGGCGCAAATATCTTCTCTCAACAGATGAATATCCAAGAAAATGAAACTTTAACAACTCAAGTTTCAATTAAAGAGATTGTTGTTTAATATTTGAATATGTAAGTGTAATTATTATAACATGGCCATTAAAAAAGCTGCGAAAGTGAAAAGGAAAGAGATCGATGTTGCTGACATTAAAACATTATTAAATCAGCCAATAAAATTCAAATCTAAAAAATTCAAATTTACCGAAAAACAAAAAGATCTACTGGAGATAATTTTAAACCCCGAAAATAAAATCATATTTATTTCAGGACCAGCTGGAACCTCAAAAACATATCTATCTCTTTATGGGGCATTACAATTAATGCAACAGCACAAAGAAAAAGATCTGATTTATATAAGAAGTATCGCAGAAAGTGCTGATAAAGGGCTTGGTTCACTACCTGGAGATATATCGGAGAAGTTTGATCCGTTTTTAATGCCTCTTTATGATAAACTTGAAGAAATTATTCATGCTGGAGATGTGGCATTCCTAAAAAATGAGGGAAAAATAGCCGCAGCGCCAATTAACTTCCTAAGAGGGGCGAGTTGGAGAGATAAATTGATTGTTGCTGATGAGGCTCAGAATTTTACATTCAAAGAATTAACCACTTTGATTACCCGTATCGGGGAAGATACTAAAATTATTATTTGCGGAGACTTTATGCAAAGCGATATCCATCACAAAGGTGGATTTAGTCAAATGTTTAATATTTTTAATGATCAGCAATCTACAGAAAATGGAATATGCTCATTTTCTTTTAACGAATCAGATATTGTTAGAAGTCAAATATTAAAATTCATTATTAGAAAGCTAGAACAACAATAATTGTGTAATTATATGTGACACTAAAATATCTTACGCTCAAGCTGCGAAAAGCTCAATTTAAAAGATTTTTTTTGTTATCATTATTGAAAAAGTATGGTTTACTATATATACTTAGTATATATATGAATCATATTTTTTGCTCTAGTTGTGGCAATAAGTTACAGTATAATCTAGCTAAACCAAATTTTTGTACAAAATGTGGTAATAGTTTGGGGTCTATTACTATTGCAAAAAAAACACTTACACCTAAATTACTTGAGGATGATAATCAAGAATATGAAGATCTTGATGAAGATGAGACGAGCGTAGCTAGTGTGCCAAACATCAGAAAGCTAGATGTAGATATTGAATCTGATAGTGGAAACCATTCCTTCAACTTTGGCAGTTTATTTGGTCAAAACACTGAAAATTCCTTCAAACCAACTCGCAGAAGATCTGTGGATGATTTTATTGATGAAAAAAAATAATCATCAAACCTTTGAAGACAATTCAGATATAATTGAAGCGGCGATCAATAAACAAAAAAATAAATGGCAACTTAACGCTATCAATTGGTTTGATTTTGAAGATGTATCACAAATTATTAAAATTCATATCCACAAAAAATGGCATATGTGGGACCAAGAACGCCCCCTTGAGCCTTGGATTGGTCGCATCATATCGAATCAAATTAGAAATTTGGTCAGAAACCATTATGGCAATTATGTTCGCCCCTGTGTAAATTGTCAATTTAATACTGGAGAAAATACTTGTTCTGCAACAAGCAGTGGAATTCAAGACAATCAATGTAAATTATATGATAAATGGTCTGCTTTCAAAAAAACAGGTTTGGATTTGAAAATAACATTATCAACAGAGAACCATGTAAATGAAATTAGTTCAAAAATAGATAACAGTTTTTCTTATGATCTTTCCGTTAATAAATTAAATGATCATATGAAGTCCCAATTAAGCGAAACACATTATCGGGCTTATTATATGATGTTTTTTGAAAATTGCACAGAAGAAGATGTTGCATCTTATATGGGTTATAAAACAAATGAGAAAAAAAGAAAAGCGGGATATAGACAAGTGAAAAATCTTAAATCTATCTTTCAAAAAAAGGCCGAAGACATAATAAGAAACTTTGATATTATTGTAAATGAAACTTACTGAAGAAAATAAAGAATTTTTATTGGAAAATTGCAAAAAAATTAGCTCTTTGATAGAACTAACTCAAAAATGCTTTAATGACGATAAATTAGATGGTAGATGCAAAGAGGGAAGGCTTGTCAGAAAATTCTTAATAGATAATGAGATAAGCTTCGATACCACTAAGAAAGAAAAGAAAGAAGGTATTAATTTTACAAAAGCACAAAAAGAATTTATCATTGATCAAGCCAAGTCTGGCTCATCTTCATTAAAGATTGCGGAATTGATTTTTCCAGATAAAGAAATTAAATCACTGAGTATCGAGCAAAGATCTGTTTTAGATGTTTTGCGAGAAATCAACCCAGATATAATTCCATCACAAGATGTGGGATTATTGACAAGTTATATAGCTCCAAAATCAATATCTAGAATAGTCAAAAAGATTAATGATGCAACTGGCGGCGATCTTCAAGAAGATAAACTTAATCGCCAATATAAAATTAGAGCTGAAAAGCTAGGCATTAATTTAAATAATTCAAGATTCGTAAGAATTATGAATAACTATCTATCAAGAGAAGATAGAGAACTATTCGAACAAGAGTTCATTCGTTTAACGTGGGATAAGCCAGACATTACCGCTGATGAGATTAACTTATATCTTAATGTTTGTAAAGAAATTATTAATTTGGAAGTCGTAAGTAAACATTTAAACAAGCTTAATGAATTATTTGATGAAGCTAATGATCAAAGCGACATGACTAATAGATTATCAGAAATCATTAAATCAAAAAGCGGAGAATACCACCAGTGTGAAACACGAATAGAAAATTTAACTAAAAAACTACAAGGTGATCGCGCCGAAAGGATGAAAAGCAAAAATAAGGAAAATGCTTCGATTTTATCAATAGTTCAATTATTTCAAGAACAGGACGAACGCAATAATATGGTTCGTATTGCAGAAATGCAAAAAGAATTAGTCAGAGAAGAAGCTCACCGTTTAGAAGGGATGTCTGAATGGCGGGCGCGTGTTCTTGGTGTCCATCAAGATGATGTCATTTAATTGCAAAGAATGTGATGCATCGTTTGATGCATTAAAAAGCTTACACGCTCATATCAAGAAACACGATATGTTGCTAGGGGATTACTATGTCAAACACTTCCAAAGAAAAAACAAACTAACTGGCGAGCTTTTGCCATTTAAAAATTATGAAGAATACTTTGAGAAAGATTTTTCACAATCTCATCAATTAAAACAGTGGTGTGATACCGCACCATTTGGTGCTGTAAAAAGTTACATAATTGATCTTCTTAAAAAAAGAATAAAGAGCAAAAATTTAAAGTCAGCATTAAGTTCTGTTGAGCTTTGGACTGTCGGATTGCCTGATATTGATGTTTATAAAAAA